TAATGTTAAATTTATGTAGAGAAATTATTAGAATACAATCTTATGAAATTTTTGAAATGAGTAAAATGAAAGCATATAAAGATACATTATTTACAGATGATAAATGGATAAAAGAGAAAATTAATACTAAATTAGATACTTATAATCCTATTTTATCAAAAGCAAAAGAGGGAGAATGTAATCCTTTATTTTTTAAACCAAATGACCATTCACAACATATGAAAGGAATGAAACTAACTGATAGAAGTTATCTTGAACATATGATACCACATCATCAAGTAGCAATTGATATGAGCCGGCGTTTATTATTATATACAAATAATTCTTATTTATTAGAATTTTGTAGAAAATTAATACTATCACAACAATCTGAAATACTATATATGAATAATTTATTAATGAATATTGATTTTTTATATAAAAGCGAATTGTTACAAAATTAAGTTTTTTATTTAATTTATTTTTTTAAATAGGTTTATTCTTTTTATTTTTTTAGTTTTTATTGTAATTTAATTTTATATATAGATAAAACTAACTATTGAATTAATAATATAATTATTTGAATACTAAATTATATAATTTAAAAATAAAAAATTTAAAAATAATATTAAAAAATATTATTATAATTATAATTATTAAAAATATTAAAAACTATTTTTCATAAATCATAAAAACTATTTTTCATAAATTATAAATTATAACATTAAAATGTCAGAGATTAAAGATATTAAACAAATTGTAGAAACAAAAGAAACTCAAGACCCCCAAGTTGGACAAGTTGTTGGTGCGATTGATGATTGTTTTAATTTAGATAAAAATAAAGATAATCATTATACCTTTTTACCAATTTATAATCATAAATATTATGAATACTATAAAAAACAGTTATCTACCTTTTGGACTGTTGAAGAAGTTGATTTAAGTAAAGACCGCGAGCAATTTAATACCAAATTAAGTGAAACTGAAAGAACCTTTGTTAAAAATATATTAGCATTTTTTGCAGCAAGTGATGGTATTGTTGCTGAAAACTTAGATATGAATTTTATTGAAGAAATAACGTATAAAGAAGTTAGAACGTGTCTTCGTTTCCAAGCAATGATGGAAGATATTCATAGTGAAATGTATAGTCGTCTTATTGATACACTTATTAGTGATGAAAAAGAAAAAGACCATATTTTCAATGCGATTACCACCATTCCTTGTATTAAATTAAAAGCCGAATGGGCTAAAAAATGGACGTGTGCTGAAACTGCTACTTTACCTCATCGTTTAATTGCGTTTGCGTGTGTTGAAGGTATTCATTTTAGTGGTTCATTTTGTGCTATTTATTGGTTAAAGAAACGCAATTTAATGCCTGGATTAACACTTAGTAATGAATTTATTGCCCGTGATGAAGGGTGTCATACGGAAACGTGTATTTCTCTTTACAATGATTTAAAGACTGAAATGAGATTAGATGAAAAAGTTGTAAAAACGATAATTGAAGAAGCAGTATCTATCGAGTCTGTTTTTATTACAGATAGTATTAGTTGTTCTATGTTAGGTATGAATGTTGATATGATGAAACAATATATTAAATTTGTTGGTGATAGATTATTATTACAATTAGGTTATGATAAAATCTATAATGTAGCCAATCCTTTTGATTTTATGGAAAATATTAGTGTTGAAAATAAAACCAATTTTTTTGAAGATAGAGTGAGTAATTATAGCAAGGCGGGAGTTTGTGGTAAAGAAGAAGATAAAGAGTTTGATTTAGAGGCTGATTTCTAATTAGATTATAATAAAATTTTCTATTTTTTATGTATGTGGTTTTCATAGTATTCTTTTATATCTATCAAATCTATATAATTTATATTTTTTAGTTTTTCTCTATCAAAGTTTTTATCTGTAAAGTATTGCCAAAACAAATTAAGATTAGTTAAAACAGGTGCATCGGTGGCTTTTATTGTGTTTATAATTTTTGTTACTTTTGTTTCTTTGTCCCAAGAATCTTTAAAAATTTCATTTAATAATAGTTTTACTTCTTCATATTCCCCCCCCCTCATTTTTCTAACAACTGACCCATTTTTACTTTTACGCGTTAAACGTTTTTTTGTTTTAGTGCTTTTAGGAGTTTTAACTCTTTTAGAGAATTTTGAAGACTTAGAGCCTTTTGAAGATTTAGACTTCTTCATACTATTTTTACGTTTGTAAGAAACAGGCATTTGAAATAATTAATAATTGAGAATAAAATTTAAAATTTAGAAAATGTGTATTAAGATACTTATATTATACAAATATATATTTTTAGAAAAAAATAAGTTTTTTTAAATTAATTTTGGTTAAGTTTTTTCTAAAAACTTATTTTCTAAAAACTTATTTTCTAAAAACTTATTTTCTAAAAACTTAATTTATTCTTGTAAAATATTAATATCATAGCGATGAAGATTAAAATGTTCTTCTTCAATTGTATCTTTGGTAATAAAACGCACAACTTTGACAGGTAATTTTTGTCCTAATCGCACAGCACGTCCAATTGCTTGTGCTTCAATGGCTTTCGTAGTTTCCAATTCACTTTGTAATGCGTCAATAAAGACAATGTGGTTTGCTTCTGTAAGGTTGCTTCCACTATTACTACGCTCACTACTTAACATAATAACACGATAAGTATCATCTTTTTTAAATTTATTAATATTTTTATTGATAACATAGTTATTTCCAGAACAATAGATAAATTTAATATTAAATTCATTTAATGTTTTACCAATCATTTTTAACATTTTATCATATTGACTGAAAATAATGACACGATTTTCAGGATTAATAAATAAGTTATGTAAATATTCTACTAATGCTGACATTTTACTACCATATTTATTAATACAGTTTGTTTTCCATTCACTACCTAATTTCTGTTCTAAAGGTGTAAGTAGTTTAGGTTTAACGACAGCATCTATTTTAGTTTTTTCTTCATTTTCTTTTTCTCTTTCTTTTTCTCTTTCTTTTTCTAATTCATCTTCTGGTTTTTTATTAACCATATCAATATTTGTAATATTAAGTGTTTTAGCATCAACAATACCACGACATTCAGGGCAATTAAATTTAGATGTTAAATTTTTAGATAATTTTTTGGCACATTCTAGACAGAATATATGTCGGCATAATGTAACAGCAATATCATCTAAATCATCGAAACATATAATACAGGGGTCTTGGGTTTTATCTTTAATAAAATCATTGTTAGAAAATAATGTAATTTGATTATTAATACGTACTTTATCACTTTCATATAGATTTAATTTTTTTACATTTTTATTAAAATCGTGTTTAATATGTATATGACCTAACATAGTAGCATATTCAGAACATTTTAAAGGTATAAATTCATTTGTATTCCAATCATTATTCCAGATACGATACAGATGGTCTTTGATAATATATAAATTACTTGCTAGAACATTTTGTATTGATTCTGGATTATGACATACATCAAAAGCGGATAAAACACTATAGATAATTTCACAATGAGAACGTATTCTATTATTATCTAAATCTTTAAATTTACTATTAATTTCTTGTAAAAATATAGGACTAATTTTTTCATCTAAATTTAAAGATTTGATATAATTAAATAATTCAATCCAAGAATGTAATTTATGTTGTAATTCAACATTATTTTTAGTTAGTTTTGTTTTCATTACATCTAATTCTTTTAATTGTTTATTAAATTTAGAAATCATATTAGAATTAAGTTGTTCTAGAGTTAATATCTCTGGTTCAATACTATTATCAATAACATCAGAATTTTCTAAGTCAATTTCATTATTAATTAGAATATTAGTGCACATTAAGAATAATGTTTTTAATTTAAGAGTATCATTAATATGTCTATTCGCACGAATACTATTGTAAATATTTCGTTCAATATTATTTTGCTCTACATAAATAATATCTTCTGTAAAAATGGGTATATTCAATAATGTTTTTACATCTTTTTTAAATGTTTTCTTAAATATGTCATTTAATAATAAATCCATAGTTGTATTAGAAATACCTGATGTATCACGTAAATATCTTATTTTACTAATTTTTTCTAGAGTAGTATCATTAGATTTATTTGTGCTTAAAAATTGGACTAATCCAGTTAATGTATCAAGTCCTTTTTCAGTAGGTGTTCCTGTCATAGCCCATTTATAATTTGATTGTAAAGAACATAAATTTTCATATAAGAATTGACTATCAAATGTAAGAGATTTGTCTCTATTAATAAGTTTGCTTACAGATGACGAAAAGAGTTTAACTGTAGGACATAGTTTTTCGTGTGCTTCATCAAGAATAACACGATTCCATTTAATTTTAAAAATATTAAATTCATTCGATAATCTACAAATTTTACTAGTCGTATCATTAGTCGTATCACTAGTCTTTTTAGGTTGATGAAAAGTTGTAAATGCTTTTAATTTATTAGACTGAATAATACGTTCAGTTTCACCTTCATAATATTGATTAAGATTATTATTTTCAAACTGATTAACATAACTTAAATAATTAACATTAGATAATAAATTAATTGAAACAATATAAACATCATATAATTGTTCTGACATATAGTCATTTTCAATAGTATCAGTTTTATTTGCCGATTTAGAATTATGACAATCTAAATATGTATTAGCATAATAATAAGTATCATCTTCTTCTATAACATCATCATCTTTTTCAATAACTATAGGATCATTAATAGTATCAATATTAATTAAATTTTCTAAAGTAGTATCTACTATAGCATCTACTTTAAAATCTATTGTATCATCTACTTCATTGTGTTTAGTTTCAATACTGACATTGTCACTACTTTTATTACTATCTTTATCTGTAGATGTTTTAATTCCTTTTTTCAATTTAATAAGTCTTTTCTTTTCATTTTTAATATTATTCGTTTCTGCTTTTAACATTAACTTATTAATTTTAAGTTGTGTTTTTGATAGTTTTTCTTTTTTATCACTACTAGTAGTATTAACATCATTAACACTAATATTATTAACACTAACATCATTAACATTTTTAGTTTCTAAAATAACTTCATTATGAATAGGATTATTACTTGTAATAATAGGATTAGTTGGTTTATTTATTTTAGATAGTTTAGTTTTTTTAGATGATTTAACATTAGAACTTTTAGTGTTAAGTTTTTGAGTAGAAAATTCTCGTAATTCTTTTTCTAAAGATTTAATACTATGTATTCCTACCAATACTTTCGCACGAAGATTAAATTTATCTTTAACATATTTTTCAATTTCACTTTCCCATTGAGAAGTTAATCTGCTTGGAACAATAATTAAGTTATTAAATTCAAACCCTTTATCGAGTGGATCATTAAATGTTTCACATTGTTCTAAGTTATTATTTTTTAATAAGTCATTAACTTCTTTTTTATAATTATTATACTTTGACATATCATGGTTTAATTTGATAACTAAATGTGAAATAATAGTAAGGGTTTTACCAAGACCAACTTCATCACAAATTGCTCCGCCACAAAAGTCTATTTTTTTATTATATTTTGCTTTATAATCGTTTGGGTTAAGAATACTATCAATGATATTAAAATCATTATTATATAAACCACGACTGTAATGTTTTTTATTATTTGCGTTTAAGTTTGATATTAAACTTTTATTATTACTAATAGTATGTGTATTTTTCATACTAATATAATATGTTTGATTGTCATTAGTAATACTATAATTTTTATGAAGAACTTCGGGTATATATGATTTTAGATTATAGATAAATAGTTTAATATTATCGTATGAATTTGTATAATCATCATAGTTTGCTAATGTATATGGATTTGAATAACATTCACTCATTAAATTATGATTGTCTATCTTATCTTCTAAAGCAAGCATCCATAATAAATTATTTTTTTGATAATCAAATAACTTTAAATTTATATTTGTATCTAAGAAAAGACATAATTTTTTATAGGTATTTGAGTTTTTATCAGATATTTCATATGTTTTATTAATTTCATGATTAGTAATTTTATAACTATTATCATTATATTTATCTTCTGTAGTAATATTAAATAATCTACTAATTGTAAATAAATCTGCTTTTAGTTTCATATGAATTAAATCATTTAAAACTTGTTTAGAAACATAAAATTCAAAACTATCATTTCTTTTATCTTTAATATTGTCATATGAAAATAAGAAAGTAGGTTGTGTTTTATTAGTTTCATTTTTACTTTCACTTTTACTTTCACTTTCACTTTCACTTTCACTTTCATTATTAATCATTTTATTATAAGTTAATCTAGAATAATTATTACATACATAACGAAGATATAATAAAGATTTATAGCCATTTAATTCTCCTTCAAATGTTAATTTTAAACCTAAATTTGTTGTAAACAATAAATGGTCTCTAAAATAAGGGTCATAATTCAATAATTTACTTCTAAATGTATCAATTTCAAATTGATGTAAATGTATATTTTGTCTTTGTCTTAAAATACTATTATCAGTTTCTGATTTTGTGCGTAATAGTTTTTCTATTGTAATATTTATTTTATTTATTTCATTAGTATGATAAATTATTTCACCAAGACATTTATTATGATTTATGTCTATTTTTTTACAAGTGTAATTAAATTTAGTATCAAATGCTAATCTAAGTGGTAAAGCGTCTTTATAATTAATATTTACAAATTGCTTTTGTGTAATATATAAATATGAATATACATTAAAATAAATATATTCTATGTATGATTTTAAATCTTTAGTTATATACTTAATTTCATTATTAATAATAAGTTTATGATTTGTAAATACATCGGCTACATTAGTAGGTTGTTTATAAATATTATTCCAAATTTCAATTACTAATGCGTCATTTTCAGTTTTATAAGGAATAATAGATTTAGTAAATAAAGATTGATTTTCACATCCTCCATTATGATTAAATAAATTATAATCAGTATCATAGTCAATATCTTCACTAGATAATAGTGTATTTAATAGCATTAAAATACTTTTAATTATTTTATCATTTAACATATTACTTTTTTCATAGTTTAATAAACTTTGATTAAACTTTGATTTATTAGTATTTACTGTTTTATATGTATCAAAGTCAATATTTTTATAAAAAGTTAATAAATTATTTAAAGGAATTGTTAAATATTCAGCAAATATATATTGTGTATGTTTATCGTTTTGATAATTACATGTAGTTCCATTAAATAAAATAGAATTACCTTTATTATAATAATTACAATTTTGATTTAATACATAATGATTTGGATAATTAGTATTTTTGTGTTTTTTACCTACAGATTCAACTGTTTTTGATACCATTGTATAATTTGATTTATCACTATTATTAATTTTCATAAATAATTCATTTACGTATGTAAATTTAATTAAAACAATATTATTATATTTATTAGACCATAAATATTCATCTGTATCATTACAATTAATATTAGTAAAAATTTGTGATAGTATCTTATTTGCGGTAATAGAATCATATTCTTCTAATAATTGTTGTTTAATATCATTCATTAACTCAACTTTAGAATTTGGTTTATAATAAGCATAATATTTCTCGTTCATTTTATAGTTTGATAGAAGTAATTTAGTTTTTAATAGTGTTTACTCTTTTTAATCAGTTTTTATATATAAGTTATAGTTTTCAAGTCTTTAAATTAGATTTTTTATAGTATATATTATACTATATATTTCAATATAAAGTTTATAAAAATAAAAAAAATTATAAAAATCAATTTTTAAATAGTATAAAACTATAATTACTTTATAAACTATAATTACTTTATAAACTATAATTACTTTATAAACTATAATTACTTTATAAACTATAATTACTTTATAAACTATTAATATATTCCCAATTTAAATCTTTACATATGTTTTTCCATATTTGGTCTTGTTGGTGTAATTTTGTGCGTGATTTTAACAATTGAAAACAGGCTAAATATTCATCTAGTTCTAGCAATTCAAAGAATTTATACATAACATAATTATAGGATAAGAAATTTTTTCTTTCAATAGGGCAATATTTTTCAAAAGGTATTTGTATTGCTTTAAACATTCCTCTAATAATTTCTTCAATTTCAGGAGCAATGACTGGTGGTGGTAATCCATTTAATTGATTTATAATATAAGGTATATGTTCATAATAATCATTTTTCTTGATTTTTTTAAGTATGGTTCTCATTTTATCTGGTGTAATTAAAGACATATTTTTAATACGTTCTTTTTTAATTTCAACAATAATATCATTATAAACTGTTTCTGGAATATCAGTTGTTTCTTTGGCTTGAAATTGTGCTAAAAATTCATTTAGATGATTAATACGTTTATAGCAAAATGAGGTCATTTCTTTAGGAGGTTCTTTAAAACTTGGCTTATCACTATCTACAATTATATTTTCAATATAACCACAATTAGGACACGTAAGTTGACCTGAATTATTATTTAAAAGCATTTCAATAGAACATTTTATACATTTATCAAAATAATTTTTATTTTTAGAGTCATTGGATGTATTAATATAATTTTTATCTATTAATTTCATAAATTTATCATAGATTATATCTTTATTTATATTTTTAACTATTTTTGTATCATTATTATTTAATATTGTATTCAAAATTTCATTGTCATTTATCTCTTCGTCTTTATTATCATTGACATCTAAGTTTCTATCTTCAACATTGTCATCTTCATCATTAGTATCATTGTCATCTTCATCATTATTATATGCGTCATTGTTATCTATGTCATTGTTATCTGCGTCATTATTATCTGCTTCAATTTCATTTTCATTTAAACTATTATAATTATGTTCTTGATTAACAACATTATAATAATTATTTATTAATTTACCTGTTTTTAACATATAATCATTTTGTTCAATATTATGTTCTATTTTATAAATTTCATTTTCAATTTCTTTTTTTTTATCATCATATTCCCATATTTTTTGTTGTAATTCAATATTAATTATAACTTCTAATGCATTTTTTGTATTTAATTCAGTAAGTTTAGTATTTATTTTATTTAACTCTTTATAATAAGTATTTAAATTATCTTTATTATTTGTAAATGATTTTAATATATTATTATGTTTTGCGTCAAGAGTTTGTCGTTCGTCTATTAATAATCGATTTTTAGTTTTGTTTTTAAAAGCCATATAAAAGATTTAAAAATAATAAAAAAAAAGAAACTATTACTATACTTAATATAATCTTTAAGTATAATATAAATATATAAGACAATAATGAATAAATAATACGCATTTATATACTATATACTTTATACTATATACTTTACACTATATAAATTACACTATATAAATTACACTATACAATTAAAAATATAAAAATTACACTATACAATTAAAAATAGATTATTTACACTATACAATTTAAAAAATATTAAATATGAAAAATAAAAATTGATTTATAAAGTATAATTGTATCGTATCTATAAACTAAAATACTAAAAATAGTAATTAAGTAAATTATAAAACATATTAATTAAATAAAAATGTCATCAACGAATGAAACAACTTCTTTTACAGAAACAATAACTAAACCTTTTAAAAAAGATAAATTAACAATAAATGTAAGTGATAAACCTTCAATTGAAGATTTAAAACAACTTGAAAAAGAAGAAAAATTTTGCTTTAAATTTAATAATAAAACTAAGAATGCCTATATAGATTGTCATAAAGATGAAGAGTATTATATGGATTTTTATAGAACCTTTGGAAAACCCTATGTATATGGATTATATGAAAAAAATAATGAAACTAAAGAAAGTAAAATTATTGGAACTGTTAGTTTAATTTATCGCTATGATACAAAAGTATGTCATATTATGGATTTAAAAATAAAAAAATCCCATCGCGGAACTGGAGGTGTAAATAAATTTATTCGCTCTACATTATTTAGCCGAGTTTTAAATAATAAAGGATATTATGCGATTTCTATGAATACAAATACCATTATTGAAAATTTAACATCTAAAATGGTATTACCTAAAATGAAAAGTAGAGGTAAAATGTTTATCTATGTTATTTCATTTGATGAATTAAATAAATGTTTAGCAACATTATCTTCTTTCTATTGTAGTGAAATTGGATTTATTGATAATAATAAAAGTCGTATGTTTGTAGATAATACAACAAAAAAAGGATATAAATTATTACATTTACATCATAATGCTGATTATAGAGAAGAAATTAATTTTACTGAACCACAACGTGGATATCATTATTGCTTTTCTATTCACGAAAACAATGAATATATTATACAAGAATTAAAAGAAAAATTTAAAATTACATCAAGTTCAAGTGCTACTGTTTATAGTAATGACTTTAAAACCGATTGGTCTAAATTTGTTAAAACATTTGAAATTTGAAGTTTTACCAAAATAAGTTTTTAGAAAAAACTTAACCAAAAATTAACTAAAAAATATTTAAACTTAATCTTAATTTTTTTTAACTTAGTTTTGGTTAAGTTTTTTTTAAAAACTTATTTTTTAAAAACTTAGTCGATACCTAAAAATTCACTTTCATAAAGTTTAAATATTTTTCTATCTTTATCACCATTTAACAATCCTTCTTTTAAAGTTTCATTACTCATTAAAAATTCAAAGAAGGTTATAAATTTTTTAAGTCTATCCAGAATGATTTCATTTGTATAATCACTATCATAATTAACTTCATTCACATACATCGTTCGAACACCTTTTTTATTCGTATAAGATTCAACTAAATATGCTTTTTCAAATCCTAAAGAATGTAAATAGAGTTGGACCTGGATATTTTCATAATCACGCACTTTTTTAAATAATGCTTTTTGTCGCATTTTAGCCTCAACCAATTCATTTTCAGTTGTAATACCATCATATTTACCAATAAGACACCAATTGATTGGGAGTTTAGGATTTTCAATACTCATTGGAATGTTAACCCATGCTTGAGTATTTTGTAATGTTTTTTCGCTTAATCTACAAAATTCATCTAAAACAGAATCTTCATTTGTAATACCGTGTTGTTTATTTGTAATAGAACATACTTTATTAGTTAACTCTGTTTTTTGTTTTTCTGTTAATTGTGTTTGTTCATTAATATATTTTTTAATATCTTCTTGTTTCACAACCATATCATTGCTCGTTTTGTTAGTATCTAAATTAAGTTGTTTAACTTGTTCTAGAATGTTTGTTCCAGAAGCATTATCAATTTCCCAAATATCATTATACTCATTTGATGTAGCAATCGTTTCTTTTTTATCTTTTAATTTTTGTTCTACTAATTTAAAATCATCTGGTAAATATTTACGCCATAAATCACAGGTATTCTTTGGAAAATTGTTGTAATTGTCTAATCCAATAAGTGGAGCGATTTGAGAAATAGATATAGTTAAACGTTTTGACATCTCTAGAGACTATTAATTATTAAATATTAATTAATATTTATTAATATTTATTAATTAATATTTATTAATTAATATTTATTAATTAAATAATAGTGAGTATTTATTAAATAAAAGTTTAAAATTATTTTTAAATCAATTTTTATAGTAAATAAAAATACATTAAATTAGTTTAATTATTTTGTGCTTTTGCTTTTGCTTCTTCAGCATCTAATCTTCTTTTGTTTTCAATGTCAGCCTCAATTTCTTTTATATCAACACACTCGCCAGTTTCTCTATCACATACAAGATGTCCTTTATTACTACGTGATTTAATTGTAAGATGTGCTAATGTAAATACTAATCCTGGAACATAAAATAAACTAGTTAATATAAAACTATATATTATTTTATTTAGATTTTCAAATTTAAATAATTCTTTTATTGTATCCCAAGTTATATATGGGAAATCATCAAGTAAATAATCACTAACTATTTCTAACATTTCACCTAAAGGTGGAAAAATAACTGTAAATAAAATTTTAAATATATTAGTAGGTATTACAACAATACCATGACCTATACCTCCATAGAGTGTCCTATCAAATAAATCATAATCATTAGCAGCAATTTTATTTTCAACAAAATCAGTGTTATTATTTTCAATAATATTAATATTTCTTTTCAAATCTTTTTTATCAAAACTAGTCATTATATTTTTATTTTACTTATATTATAATTTTATAATTATTTTTTTATTACATATTTTATTATGATATTTTATTATAATATATAATACTAAATTATATTATTATTTATTCATTATTATTAAAATACCTATCTGAATATAAAAATTTTTTATCTTTATCAGAAATATTTCTTAATGTATAAACTAAACCAGGTATATAAAATAATGTAGTTAATAGAAAACTATATACTATTTTATTAAGATTTTCATAGGTAAGTAAATTTTTTATCACTTGCCAATTTATAAAAGGAACACCAAATGTAACATCATTACCAATACAATTCATAATTTCTCCTAAAGGTGGAAACATTATAGTTATAATAATTTTAAAAAAATTAGTTGGTAAGCAAAAACTTCCATAACCTAAACCTCCATACATAACTTTATCATATAAAGTCCATTTACTTACATCAATATTATTTTTCATTATTAATTAATTATTAACTTATTATTGATATAGATTTTTTATTATAAATTATAAATATAAAAAAAAATTTAAAATTAATAAGTAAATATTATTTTATTTTATATTTTAACTAAGTTTAAAAAAACCCTAGAAAGAAATAAAATACAACTCCTATTATAAGAAAAAACGCAATTGAACTAACAAAAGCACTTATATCTTTATCTATTTCTTCTTGATTAACTTTTTTATTATATTTATCTAATTCATTTGCTTCATATTGGTCAGCATATCTATTATTTGTTGTTACTACAAATGTATATATAATACCAGCCATATAATTTACATATGTTAATAATAAACACACTAGTATTGAAAACCAGCCGTATATTCCTTTACTTAAAAATATACCAAAAGGAGGCATTAACACATTCATTGTATATCTAAAAAATTTAGTGCTAATTGCTTTACCATTACTAAGGTCTGTTACAGATTTTGGTATAATACCTGTAAAATTCCCAAATATCATATTATAAATCCATTTAAATGAGTAATGTGTAATATCAAATATAAAGAACACGAACCGTAAAATAAAATAAAGTAATATATCTATAATATATAACACTATACCTGTAATTGGTCCTGGTCTTCCTAACATACCAGGTAATTGTTCATTATTTTCTACATTTTGTTTTCTAGCCCAATGTTTCTTAGAAACATAAGTAAAATCATCAGGACTTTTATAATTAAAATTAAAACCTGTCATTTTTTATTTATGTATTATTAATTATATATTCGTTATTTACTTATATTATTTTTATTTTTTATTATTGTTTATCTTATATATATAATATAAAAATAATTTATTAATTAAATTTTATTTAAATAAATGAAATAAATAAAAACTATAATACATTAAGAATAAATAACTAATAAAGCATATACTAACCCGGGTATGTAAAAGAGTAATGTAAGAAATATACATACAATTATATTAAGCCATCCTGTTAAACCCATATCCATAAATACACCAATTGGAGGACATAATATAGTTCCTAGAACAACACTAAAAGGAACAGTATTGCTATTGGTTAAATAACATTTTTTATTTTTATTTTTATTTAAGTTTTGAAAGTATTTACTTTCTCTATCATTTTTTGTAAGTCCAGATTGATCCCAACCCCAGAAACCTTGCATCCATGTTCCCATTAAATTAACTGAAAATGACAATAGTGTCATAAATATATCTACAGGTAATCTGCACGCTGCTAAAGTAATTGTTATTAGAGTATTAAAAAATTCAGTAAGAAAATTAATAGGATTTAATATATCTAGAACTACCCAAAATAAAAATTGTAATAACCACCATGTTAACAATACTAACCAAATAACTATTTTATATATCATTATACAAAAATCCCAAATTTGTAAAATCGCAGCAAAAAGTGATCCTAATCCACCACCCCCTTTATTTTTTTCGATAATCGTTAAAAATAAAGTATTTATATTATTATTTTTTATATAATTATATATATTTGTATTTTTTGAAATTAATTTATTATTATGTAAACTATAAAACTCATTTTGTTTATTATAGTTTAAATTATAAATAGTTAAATTATTATTAATAAAATAGAGTATGTCTTCTAACACACATATATGTTTTGGTATTAACTTTAAATCAATATAAGTATTATTTATATAAATATGAATAGTTTTCAATTCTTTATTTATAGTTGTTACAGTCATTATTATTTATATATTATTTATATTATATATCTTTATTTTTTATTGTGATTTTAAATTTATTTTATTAATTAATATTAATCATCATAAAGATTTATGAATAAATAACTAATAAAGCATATACTAAACCAGGTATGTAAAAGAGTAATGTTAGGAAGATACATACAATTATATTAAGCCAACCTGTTAAACCCATATCCATAAATACACCAATTGGGGGGCATAATATAGTTCCTAGAACAACACTAAAAGGAACAGTATTGCTATTAGTTAAATAACATTTTTTATTTTTATTTTTATTTAAGTTTTGAAAGTATTTACTTTCTCTATCATTTTTTGTAAGTCCAGATTGATCCCATCCCCAGAAACCTTGCATCCATGTTCCCATTAAATTAACTGAAAATGACAATAGTGTCATAAATATATCTACAGGTAATCTACAAGCTGCTAATACTAATATAATTAATGTATTAAAAAAATCTCCAAGAAAATTAAGAGGATTTAATAAATCTAATACTACCCAGAATAAAAATTGTAATAACCACCATGTTAACAATACCAACCAAATAACAATATGAAATAACATTACAAATAACATACCAATATCTTCAAAAGGTGCTATTATTGGTTTAAAAATAAGTCCAAGAGCATCATCAAGACCTGGAATGAAACCACCTTTTACTTTGTATAAACATTTAATAGTTATACAATCATTATTTACACTTTTATTATTATTAATAATATCATTAACAAAAATTTGATGTTTTATTAATTTATTATTATGAATAAAATAATACTGATTTATGTTTTTTAATAATTTTTGTTTATGAGAAAATGAAAGTGTTTTAATAAATATATCAAATAATGTTGTATTATCATTATTTATATGATTTTTAGTATTATGTATATTATTTTTCCCATTATATATATGATTATAAATATATGTCTTAGTATCAAATTCTAATAAAAATTTAACCATTCTAAAAAATTATTATTATTATTGTTATTATTATTATTATTATTATTATTATTATTATTATTGTTATTATTTAATATTTATCAATATATTTAATGCTATAAAATAAATTTATAGTTTAATCAAATAATAAATAAGTTAAGCAAATAAATATTTATCTAATTTACTAATTTCAGTAAGTTTATCTAGACTTTCCACATTAATTTTTTTCTGTTTAGCAAGGTGTTCTTTTTCGGCTTGTAATTTTAAGTGATGTTGTTGTTGTTTCTTTTTCTCTAACTCTTCATAGTTTTCAGGTTTCATATAATTATTTTCAACAACAACATTCATTAATTTATTATTTGTAGTATTATGTATGACTTGTTGAGATTTTAAACTAACGATTATTTTATCAAACCCTAATAAATTTTGAAATAATAATTCAGGTCTATCTATTAAAGGTATAACATAATCAATGGTTTCAGTTATATAGAGTATAGACCATACTATATAATTTTGTTTTTTTGTTCTGGATGAGGGTGTAAAATTATTAATATAAAGTCCCCATAGATTTTGTATTTGTTTATTCCATTCTGTAGTTGTAGTATAAGAGCATTTTAACTTGGCAATGTTATTTACCACCTCCCAAATTAACCAGACAACATCTTTAAAATATTTAGCATCTACACCTTGAATAGGTCTTAAAGCACATTCATATTTACCATATTTTTTAGAATTAATTTTCTCCCATTCAACAATCCAACTTAACCAATATAACGTTTTATTACTATTTTTATTATACATATGATAAGCCATTTCATTTATAGCGATACGTATTTCACTTGGGTCTTCATTTTGTATTATTTTTTCTATTAGTTTATTATTTTTTGCTTCTAATTTTGATTTAAATATATCAATAATAAATTCATTTTTCTTTATTTTTGGTAAAGTATATAATTTGTGTTTTCTAGACAATACTAATACAGAAATCATTTCAGCAAGTAATAATCTAATAGTTGGATGATTACGTAATACTAATACATTTTCTTTAGCATATTTTTTATTATTTACAATTGCTTCCCATTGTTGATTTTTATTATATAAAAATTCAGGTAATTTTGGATTATAGATGTTAATAGATTTACTTGCTAGAGATAATAATTTATTCCATAATGGAGTAATAAGTCCTGACAGAAAAAGTTGTAATGCCCAATGCAGGGCAGGTTCTATTTTATCTTCAAATATTGCTTTTTCTAATGCTGAACTAGCCTTACTAATATTATATCCACCAAATGTTTGATTTTTAAAGTCTTTTAATGTTCTACTATCCATAATTTTACAGGTGTCTGATAATGTAGGTATGTTTAAATCTAGTGTTGCTGTTTTTGATGTATCATTCTTATTTATAGAAGTCATAGTATATTTAGATGTTATGATAGACATTTTTAAAGTTTTTTTAGTTTTTTACTTAAACTTAAATTTATATTACTTATTTTTTTACTACTGTAAAACGAAATTATATAATTAAATTTACTTTTTATAATAAAAAAAATAAAAATAAAAAAACATTAATAAATAAAAAAATTATAAAAATAATAAAATTATTACAATATTTTATAATAAGTCAGTTTGTTTTACACCCTTGAAGATTTAAAATGGGACAAAATAATATAACTTAAAAACATTTTTATATTAATTATTATAAAATAATTTTATATAAAAATGAAATTAAAAAGTGAATTATATAAAACCGAACAATATGAAATTTGTGATAAAATTATTACTATATTAAATCTTGATAGTAATAGTTCATTTATATTAAAAGATTTAGATAATGATGAAAATAAAAAAAAAATAATATTAGATTTAATACCTGATATTAGAAAATATTATTCATTCTCCTCAATTATAGGTGTATCAGAACCAGAAAAAGCAAAAAGACCATATATGTCAATTATTAGACAAGTATGTAAATTAAAGTATAATGTTATAGGCAAAAACTATATGTTAAGAAAACCTAATGAAAAAGAAGTAAAAACAATGAAATACTTTTTTTATTTAAAAAGTTAATTATTTTTTATCAAATAAATTATTAAATACAATTTTTTTAACTTAAAGATAATTTATTTTAATTATTTAAAAGTGCGTTAAATATGGAAAATAAAAATATTTATTAATAAGTAAGATGACAGAACCTCCTGATAAGGAGTTTTATAAAACTATCAAGATTCCTCTTAAACATATTATTAAAAATTTTGAAATTAATCAACCTAAGATTAATGACTTAACTATTATGGCTCATAAAATTGTAATTCATACTTTACAGTTTATGAAAATGTATTTAATCAACTATTATAATATTAATAATAAATTACCAACTATAGATGCTTCATTTATAAATTGTTGTATGAAAATACTATGTAAAGAAAAATCAACAGGCAGACCTGCTAAAACTGAAATTAAAGACTTAAAAGATACTTTAACTATTTTTTATAATCAACATTATAAACAATTACAATTGGATGAACTTGAATATACTCATATGAATACTATTTTAGATTATCTTTCTATTAGCATAATTACTGATTATGAAAATAATATTAAGTGTCATTATGTTGAATATATAGAAAGGTATGTTAATGTTATTTGGAAAAAGAAATTTATAATTCAAAAGATTAGAAAAATTAAGAAAACTAAAAAAGAAAAAGATGATGCGATTAATAGTCTTAATAGTGATTTAAGAAAGATTAAAAATGACTTATTAAATGTTGAAAATACAAATTTTAAATCTAAATCTTTTTATCATAAATGGATTAAAGAACAAAAAAAACTTATATTACCAATTAAAGAATTTAAAAAATCTAATTTGTATTATGATATTCAATGTGCTCCTATGGATTACTTACCTAAAATGATTTATATGATGAAAATAATTGAAAAAGAAGGCTTAACTATTAATAATCCATTTCCTTTAAGAACTGATATTATACCAAAGCATATAAGAATAGATACAACTATTTTAGTTCATACATTATTAACTAAAAAATATGGTAATAAAAGTGATTACTTATTCAAAGGGAATTTAAAAAAGAATGAAGATAAAATATGGGAGTTCTTTTTTAGAACAGAAAGACAGTGCTTTATAAAACCTAATTATTCATTTCATCATATGATAGAGACCGATGGTATTAGTGCTAGTATATTATTAATAAGAAAAGATAAAGTAGGAAAACGTATAGTATCAAGAGAATGTAAAACTACTAGTAATGAAAAATATATAGATGAATTGAATGATATAACATATAATATTATTAAGAATAAAAAAATAGTTGCTATTGACCCTGGTAAATGCGACTTAATTTATTGTGTTGATGGTGATAGTAAAGAAGCAAATACATTTAGATATAGTCAAGACCAAAGAAGAAAAGAAACTAAAATTAAGAAATATAATAAATTAATAATTAAAGAAAAAGAAACTAAAATAGTAGGTAAAACAATAATTGAATATGAAACTGAACTATCAAAATATAATAAGAAATCATTAGATTTAGATAAATATAAAGATTATGTTAAAAATAAAAATAAGATTAATAAAATAATAATGGATTTTTATAGTAAATCACTATTTAGAAAATTAAAATTAAATGGTTATATAAATAGAAAACGTAATGAACAAAAACTAATAAAAAACTTTAGTAATAAATTTGGTGATAAAGAAGATGTAATAGTTTGTTTTGGTGATTTTGAACAGAAAAAACATATGAAATTTAAGGAACCAACAAAAGGCAAAGGTATGAGAACTTTATTTAGAAAAAATGGTTTTATAACATATTTAGTAGATGAATTTAGAACTAGTTGTAGATGTTCTAGTTGCGAAGGTCTAAATGAAAAATTTAAGGTTATTGAAAATCCAAAACCTTATAGAAGCGGTTCAGTCTTAGTTCATGGGCTACTCAAGTGTAAGTCTTGTAGTGGTGTATGGAATAGAGATTGTAATGGTGCTACAAATATTTATAAAATAGTTAAAAACGCAATAAATAAAATAGATAGACCTAGTTATTTATGCCGACGTAATAACTCAGATACTTTAGAAGAAGTATCACACCCATAATTTACACGACTTGAAATAGTCAAACCTTAAAAATTTAAAATAGTTCAACTTAAAAATTGTCCCATTTTAAATCTTCAAGGGTGTAAATTCCAACTAGATAAAGCATCTTCATCTAAAACATATTTTGCGTCTTTCATCATAGTATCATAATTGAGCGGTTCTCTTGGATGCCATTTTGTAAATGAACAATAGTATATTTTTACTTTTGGAAATATTTCTTTTTCAATAATATTCTCTTCTGTGTTATTTGTAGTATTATTATTTGTATTGACAGACTTAATAATACCTTTTTGTTTTAATAATTTATTTAATTTAGTAAATGTAGATATATTTTTCTTATTTTTATTTCTGAGCCACGAAAATTGAAGTACGTGTTCTGGAGAAACAAATCCATCTTCAATTTTGTCAATTTTAAATTCTAAATTACGTGGTAAAGTATATTCACTTAAATCATGATATGGAGATTCTAACCCCATATATTTAGAATAATCAATACCTGTATATTTATTTATTTTACTATATGGCATATATAAAAATGGTATATTAGTTAAATATTGTAAAATAAATAATACACCTCCTCTACTATACATTTCACTTATACTTCTATCTGCTGTTGTTGAAATAAAATTTTTAAATGTAAACGTATCTCCTTCTTTATATTTTTTAAATGTTTTTGGTAAAGTCATACCTCTAAAAAGGATTTCATTACCAGATAAACGAGGACAATCGGTTTTATTATAAATACTATCTAAATCATTAAGTATTTTAATTCTGGCTTCATAATTATGTTTAATATAATTTGGAATATCTTTAATATCAAATGATTTTAACATTGGATATTTTTTAGAATTAGGTCCAAATATATCACGACGAAAATATTGTTCTTGAGAAATATGAAATGGAAAATAAATTTCACGTGGGTTTTTTTCATTTGTAAGAAATTCTGTTTGCCAAAATGAACCATAACCTTTATAATATTTTAATGCTATTAATTCATCATTTGTAACTTTATTATAAAATTTTGTAAATAATGGTATAATTTTAGTAATTTGTTTTACTCTATCTATTTCAAATTGTCTTGCTACTTTTCTTGTTATTTTCCTTTTAATTTCTTTATGTTTTATAGCATTATGTATAAATTTACTAGATTTCGTTTTACTCTTTTTAGACTTACTCGTTTTAGACTTACTTGTTTTTGTTTTACTTGTTTTAGACTTGTGAGATTTTAATATTTTTGTTTTCATTATGATAAACTATTATTATTATTATTGTTAAGTTAGATTTATTTAATAATAAAAATAAAAAAAATAAAAAATATGATAAATAAAAACTATAATAAATGAAAAATTATCATATCATATTAAATTTAATAGTTATACATACTTATATTACTCATATCAATAGAAACAGAATTTGGTGATGTTGGTGATGATGGAACACTTGATGAAGGTGATGTATGAGTAGAACTTATATCTTGAGATTGATAAGATTGATTATAAGATTGATTATAAGGTTGATTATAATGTGTATTAAGCATTGGTTGTATTTTAGAATAATTTTGTCTATCAGCATATTTTATTTCTTTATCATAATAAGTATCACGTGAAATTACATTACCATATTCATCATATTTAATTATTGTTCTAGAGATATATATTTCTTCTTCTTTGTATTGTTGTATATAATTTTGTGTTGTATTATTATAAGCCATTATGTGTTAGTTAATACAAAATATAATATAATAAGGATAAATAAATTATTTATAAAGTATAATAAAATTATTATAAATTAACTAAATTTATTTATAATTATAAAAATAAGTTTAAATTGATTAAACTATAATAAAAAATTCAATTTTTATAATACAAGAATAAAAATATAACAATAAAAACATTAAAAAATTAATTTTGTAAATTTATAATTATTATAATATAAATAATTAATAATATAGTCAATATATAGACATAAAAAATAAATTAATCATAAAACATAAAATTTAAATAAATAGAATAAAAAATGACTGTTGGTGCTTTATTACAAATTGAATATGGGAATACAGACCGTATGGCGTTTTTAACGCTTAACCCACAAATTACACATTTTAAATCAGTGTATAGAAAATATACAAATTTTGCTACTGAATTTATAACAGTTCAACCAACAACGGATAATGATTTGTCTTGGGATAGTGAAAAAACAGTAGAATTTACAATACCTCGTGATGGTGATGCTATAAAAGATATGTATTTAACATTTGAATTACCAGATATTTATTCTAATTCAACCTATCAATTTCAATGGATTAAACGTATTGGTGAATATATTGTTAAAGAAGTATCTATACAATTAGATACAAATCAAAATTTAGATAAACATTATTCTGAATGGCTTCATGCGTATAGTGAATTAAATTATAAAGAAGGTAAAAAAGATGGTTATTATAGAATGATAGGTCATGTGCCCGAATTGTATAATCCTGCGAATGCTCCTGGAAACAATGGTACTTATCCTTCTACTGCTTATGCTCCTTCTATTATAAATAGAAAAGTGTATTTACCTCTTATTTTTTGGTTTAATAAATATGCATCACTTAGTTTTCCATTAATAGCAACACAAAGGTCAGAATTAAAAGTAAGATTTTTATTAAGAAGATTAAGTGAATTATATACTATTGTTGACCCATCAACAGGTTATAGAATTAAACCATCAACAGCAAGTCATTATATAGGTAATTTTTTTTCACCATCAACAACAGATAATAGTTTAGTGATTACACCACGTTTAGAAATTAATAATATATTTTTAGATAATGAAGAAAGAAAACGTTTTGCTATAACATCACACGATTATTTAATAACCCAAGTTCAAAAAATAGAACAAACATATAAACAAAATAATATACAAGTAGATTTAAAAAATATTAATAAACCAGTCTCACAAATTGTATTTATGATACGTCGCACGGATATGGAAGAAGTCAATGAATGGTCTAATTTTACAAATTGGAATCAAGAAACAATACCACCTTATTCTAATGGTTATTTTAATCCACACGGTTCAGCATTAACAATTGATGCTACTACTATTAAATATTATAAAACATCTAATTTATTAAAATCAGCAACATTTAAAATACAAGGGAATGAACTTACAACAGGTAATGTTCGTAATAATGATACAGCTAAAACATCTCGTATTAATGGTAAAGATTCTGTATTTTATAATTTACTGGAAAATTTTAATTCTAATAATAATATGCCAAAAGAAGGTATTTATACTTATTCTTTTGCTTTAGATAATTCAGATATTCAACCAACAGGTGCTATTAATATGTCTTCATTAGATAATAAAAAATTAGATTTAATATTAACTGAATTAAAGTCAACTGGTTATACTACGCCTAGTTCAACTTATAATTATAATGTATTCATATTCGCAGTTAATTATGATATATTATCTATTATGGGAGGTATTGGTGGTCTTAAATACGCAAATTAAATTCTTTTTATTCTATTTTCTTCTTTTTTCCTCTTTTTTCCTCCTTTTTTTATTATATTGTCTTCTATTTTTATTATAATATTAAATAGTTTATTCTGGATACATCTTTTTTATTTATACTTTTTATTTTTTATAATTATATAAATATAGTTTAATAATTTTATAAAATTATTTTGTGAAGATTTATTTTTATAATATAATATATAATTAAATTATAGATAATAAATAAATATATAATATTATTTTATATAATTAAACTATAAAGTATAAATTAAATAGTATCCAGAATGAAATTAAAAAATAATAATAAAAGTAAGTCTAATAAACAAAAACTCTATAGTAAATTAAATAGTAAAATAAATAAAAACTATAATAATAAAACCCAGGAAAAATTTGAAGATGAAGATAATAACGAAGATAAAAAAGTAGGGGCAACAACATTTGAAGGTGTTATTGATATGATAAGTGTATCACCGTCAGCAAAAAATAAAGAATCTGTTACTTATCAAGACCAATTAACGGATTATATCTTTTTAGTATTAAAATATGGATTCTTAGTAGGAATATTATGTTTAAACTTCCTAGGTTTATCTGTCTCTCTTAATTGTAATGTTGACCAAGAATTATCTCAAAGAATATTAAGTGCTATTTTTGCCTTCTTCTTTGGGTTTGTCTATTTAATTATAAATTATTATACATACAAAGTATTAGGACAAGGTAAAATATGTAAAATGGATAGAGAAAAATTATTTCCTTTTAGAGTATAAAATAGATAAATAGATAAATAGAAAAATAGAAAAATAGATAAATAGATAAATAGATAAATAGATAAATAGATACTTATAAAAAAAATTATATTTATAGTATATAGTATATAGTAAATAACTAAAATAATTAGAAATATTTATAATTATGAATTTATATGTAGTTTATGGATTTTTAATAGGATTAACATTTTTTTAATAATGGATAATGGTGAAAACAAAAAACCATTATTATTTCATTCAATAATAATCAAATGTATGAATAATAAATATCATTTACATCATTGGATGATATTTACATTATTATTTTTAATATTAATACCAATTGTATTTATGTATAATTATACATCTTTATTTGCTTTACTTATAGGAATATGTCTAGGTAGTATTTTACAAGGATTAACTTATAATGATGCTTTTAATGTAAAAATAAAGTAAAGTTATAAACAAAATAAAATTATAAAAAAATAAAATTATAAAAAAATAAAAACAAATATTAATTTAATTTGATATATATAAGAATTTTTCATCAATATTAGAGTTTATATTATTAAAATAATTAGAGAAATAAGTTTTAAAATGTGTATCATCTAATTCACTATTTTCATTCATTACTTTATCCATCATACACGATTCAACATTGTAATCAGCAAATGTATTTTTATCATTTTCTATTTTATTTAATTTATTTAAGTATTTATCTCTTAAACTATCATTATCAACTCCATATTTACCACACACATCTATATCAAATAAATTAGGGGCTACTTGTTTATTACATTGTCTTTCATACGATACAGTAGGGTCATCATTCTTTTTTTTTATAACTAAATCAACAAAAGGAATATTTTCAGGACAAGATGAATTTTTTAAATAAGTTAATGCTTCGTCTTTAGTATTAAATGTTAATGGATTAGTAGTTCCATCAATCATTTTTTTACTATTTAATAAAAAAAATTGTTTTCCATTTGTAACTAAATAATTATAACAACTAGAAGGTATAACAACATCATCTACAAAGATTATAAAACTATCTAATGATTTGCTTCTTAAAAAACAAATAAGAGCAATTAATACTATTATAATTAATATAATTCCAGCAGTATTTAACATTTTATTTTTATTACCAATTATTTTTTAATAGTTTATATTATACTAATAAAATTATTTTATACTAATACATTATTTTTACTAATAAATTTTTTATTAAATATTAAAATTATTAATAGTTTAATAATTAGTTTAATAAATAATATATTTTATTATATTAAATATATAAAAAATTATAAAAAATATATAAATAGTATATAACTAGAAGTAAATAATTTAAACTATTTATAAATCTTTACTTTACTTATAAATCTTTACTTTACTTATAAATCTATACTTTACTTATAATTCTAATAGTAAAGAACAATGTATCAATTAAATTTATTATCCCTATTATTAATTGTTATAGCATTATGTATTTTTTATAATGAATATAACAATAAATTAACTTTACCAGAACTATGTTTATTTGCAATTGCTTTTATTGCTATTATAAGAGCCGCTTATAATTATATTGAAATTGATAATAAATTAAATAAAACGAATCATTATGAAAATTTTGTTTCAAATGAAAAAGGTAAAAAATCATTAAAATTAAATAAAAAAAATAAAAACGCAAGCAAAAACGGAAGTAATAACTCATCTAATCATACAACTAAAGATAAATTTGATGTTATTTTAAATTCTGAAGAGTCTGAAGAGTATTTTGATATTGAAAATGAACAAAAAACCATTAATAAATTAAAACAAGATATTCACGAATTAAAAAAGAATAGTATTGTTAATAAAAATGCTGTAAATGAAGTTGATAGTTTATTTGATATGGGTATTCATAATAAAGAATTATTTGAAGATAATAATGTATCACCAACACCAACCACAATAAATTCAACGACAACTACTAATCCAACACCAACCACAAAAACATTAAAAAATGGTGATGAAATAAAGAGTGTATTTAATCCTAAAATCGTAATTGGTAAAAATAACAATGGATTTGGAAATACAGATAATAATAAATGGAACGATGCTTTCAAAGGTGCTGAATTTAATGCTAACTTTTATGAAAAATATAAAGATAATAATAAATGCGACCAATATAATACATTTAGTAGTAATACAGATGAGGCTTTAAGAGTTCAAAATTATAATGATGCTAAAAAATTTGTGCCTGGATATACCTATGTTCCTCCTGAAAATTGGAGTGTTCCTCAATATAGACCTCCTGTATGTGTATCCTCTAGTCCAAATCCTTTAAAATTAACAGGACTTGTAGATAGAGGATTACCTCTTAATGTTCTTGAATTAAATCCTCAAGGTGAAGTAGCCGATACTGAAACAGACGTATCTTTAAGTAATGTTGGAAGTATGATGCCTAATTTTAAATATGAAGAAGAACCATTTAGTAGACCTTATGTTTAATTTATAATTAATTTAATACTATTTTTATTTTAACTATTTTAATTTTAACTATTTTAATTTTAACTATTTTTATTTTAACTATTTTAATTTTAACTATTTTAATTCTCTTTGTAATTAATAGTATAATTCATATTAAAGAATAAATATAATAAAATGTATAATAATGCTCAACAACTTAATATAACTACTCTATTACCTTATAGTAGTCAAAACACACACCCTTTACAAAATATAAATTCTATAAATTCTATAAATACTAATCTTAATCAGTATAATAATTATAATGATTATAATAAAAATGTTGCTTTAATTAATACTATTTTTAATAATAATACTAATACTACTCTAGAACAATCAAATAATTATAAACATAAACAAAATACTGAACATCAAAATAATAATAAACATCAAAATAATAAATATAAAAAAAATGAATATACTTTAAAAAAATATTTAGGTGAAGGTATACAAGGAAGTTTATATGTAGCATATGATACTAATAATAATAAATATATCTGTAAAAAAATAATGATAGACCCATCTCAAAATACAAAACAATTAGAGCAATTAAATTTTGAATTAAATTTATTAAAGTTTTTATCATCTAATAAAATAACAAAAAATTATATTAATCCTTGTGTAGAACATCGCATTGTAGATAATCAAGTATTTACAGTATTTCCAGTATTTGATGGATATAGTTTAAGTCATTTAAAAAAATATTTTCATAAAATGGCACCTAAAAATTATTATACTATGTTATTTCATATTATAAAAGTAATATTATATGCGATGTCTAAAATCCATCAAAATAATATTGCACATCAAAATATAAATGAAAATTCTATTTTAGTATCTACTCATAAAAAAGTAGATGATATAAAAGTAAAATTTACAGATTTTGGTTTAGGTTGTGGTATTAATAATGAAAATAGTTATATAAATTCAATGCTTACAACTATAAATAAATGTAAATCAACAACACCGCCATCGCATTTAAGACCAACATCTTTAATTACATCATCACTATTAAATCAAATCTCACCTACTAATAACTATTTATCTCTAGAACAAAAACACGATATTACTGGATTATGTTATATTTTTATACAATTATTATTATTGTTTGAAAATATAAAATTAGATTTATCAAAAGGTTATACAAATGAATTAAAAAAAGAAATAAAACACTTAATAACATCTAAGTTTGTATCATTATTAAAATTAGATAATGAAATAAAAAAAGATATTCTAGAATACTTATCTATTTTAAATAATTATATTTTATGTGAAGAAAAAAATATGAAAGATTGTCAGTATATTCTAGATAAATTGATTATATATGAAAAATATAAAAATGATACGTTTTAACAAACAAAGAATAAAAGAACTACGAATTAATACAATACTTATCACTATCTAATGTTTTGCTAGAAATATAGGCAAGTAATTTACTGCCTTTATTTTTAATTAGCAAATCAAAGATTGCGATGAGTTTATCAACATCATATGTATGTAAAGTCTTATGAAGAATATAGACTATTTGAGTATAAAGTTCTTCAATTAAATCAATACTAAACGTAGTTTTACCTTTAATCATAAGATTAATTATATTATATTGTTTATAACCTTGTTTATAAGATGAAATTGTTTCAATACGTGTTTTATTTGATACACTGTAAGATAATAATTTTATTTTCATAAGTTTAGGCAAAGAATTTAACGTTTGATGTTTTTGATTATATGTTGTAAAATGGTATTGTTTCCATCCAATAAATTCAGGTTGTTGATGTATATCTCGAATTGTTTTAATAATATCATCAATAATTGTATATAAATTACAAATTTCTGTTTTTGAATGTTCTTCTTTTACACTAGAAGTTCCACCAATTTCTTGAGAAGTGCGATGTTTGTGTCCTTTTTTTACACCAGGTAAATCGCCAACTATTTTTTTAGGTATAATTATTTTAATTGTATTTTCATCTGATTCACTATTAATACTAATATTATCTATTTCTGTATTTTCTTTCACTTCCTTTTTCAATTCTTTCGCACATTCTTCTTCCCATTCTTCCGCACATTCTTTTTCCCAATCTTCTTCCCAATCTTCTTTATTACTACTATCATTAGTATTTTTAGATATTAAATCTTCAATATAAATTTTATCTTTTTCTCTTAATGTATTAAACTTAGTTTCTTCTTCATCTAAATCATCCCATTCTACTTCATTATCAATATATAATTTATGTTTTGTCCAACTCATTTTTATTCTTTCTAATTCTTTAATGATTTCATTAGTCTCATTACTTTTATAAGTTTCAATAAATTTATCTAGAGATTTAAAATCGTCATTCATTTTATTAGTTTTTAAATAAGTTTAAATAAGTTTTAAAAATTAAAATAGATATTGTTTAGTTTTAGTTTAATATTATTATTCTTTATAAATCAATTTTTATATTATTTTTAATTATTTTTAATTATTATTTTATTTAATTATCTAGATATAAATATTCATATATTCTTTTACTAATAACTTTTCCTATATGTCGTTTTTGTTTTTCTGTATGTGTAAGAAGAATAGTAGATAATAATTTACTTCTATCATTATCTGTTTCACAATTAGTATAAGCATTAAGTAAAATTGTAAGTGTAGGATATACTTCATTTATTTTAATAGCAATAGATGTGCTAACTCCAGGTATATTTGTAAGTATAAGTTGGTTCCATAGTTTAGGTGTCATATTATCTTTTTTACATTTTTTAATAGAGTGTAAATATAAATTATTATTTTCATTATTATTAGTTTCATTAGTTTCATTATTATTATTAGTTTCATTATTATTAGTTTCATTATTATTATTAGTTTCATTATTATTAGTTTTATTAGTTTTATTATTATTATTTTTATTATTTAAATTATCATTTAGAATAATAGGTGTATCCAGAATAACACTATTAGAATTACTAGTATTTACACTAGAATTACTAGTATTTACACTAGAATTACTAGTATTTACACTAGAATTACTAGTATTTACTATAATTCTCTCTGGAGTATCATTAATTTTTATATCTTGTTGTAAATTATTATTTTTTAAAGTAAAGAAATCATTTATATTTTTAGTCATTCTTTCATATAATCGTATTATAATTTCTAATGTTTCTTGTAATGATGTTGTTCTAATAATAGGTATTGTATCTCTAAATATGGAACTAATAATGCTTCCATATAAAAGGGTTTTATCATTTGGTTTTCTTAAATCATTAACTAAACCTTCTAATAAATAACAAATAATAGTATTCGAATTAGACCTTTCGGCTTGTAATCTAATTTTTTGTTCTTTATAACGACCATCTTTTATACTAGAAATCATATCAGTCATACATTTCCTTTCAATAATTAATGATTTATCAGGTTGTTTAGATGATAAAATTATAATATCTCCAACATCTAATTTTTTTATTTCATAAGGTATAGTAAAAGAAGATGTAGTTTTAATTAACTCTATTAATTTATGTTCTCTATTGTCTATAATAATCATTTTATAAATAAATAATATATTTTATTATAAAACTATATAAAATAAAGTAATATGGATGTTAGATAAAGTAATGATAATGTTAGATAAAGTAATATGGATGTTAGATAAAGTAATGATAATGTTAGATAAAGTAATGATAATGTTAGATAAAGTATCTAGATAGATTATGTTTATATTAATATTAATAAAAAATAATAAAAAATAAATAGATTTATAAAATAAGAATAAAATACAATAATAATAAATTTATAAATTAGTCAATAATTTATTCAACACCAACATCAGGATAATAATCATAATCTTCTGTAAATGTAGTAACATCATTTAATGACATTTTTACATCTATATCATTACAATACTCTGATGTTTTAAAATAACTATCAAGGTCTTCATTTTCTTGTTCTTCATCAATTGTAGCCATAGTGTCAGGTTCATCATATGTATTTAATAAATCTTCATCTAATAAAACAATACTATCACCTGTTCCACAATTTGGTATTTGACCGACCATAATATTACTTGATACACCTTTAATATTATCAAAAGAGCCAAAAAGACTAGCCTCTAGTAATTGGTCTGTTGATTCTTCAAAACTTGCTTTAGCCAATGGACCAATATTTTCTTTCTTAATACCAAAACGACTAATTGCCATAATATCACTATTTTGACACATTTTATCACAAAGTAAATCAACATGGCGTGGGCTAATATGAATATCATTAGAACTTAATACTTTTAATAATTGATATTGGATTTGAAAACGCGCAGCTTCAATACCGTAAATAGAATACATTTCATTGGGATCAATACTATAGGTTCTATTAACATCTACACCAGGTGTCATTAAAATATCAAATAATATAGTTGTATTTAAATGTTTTGAACCATCAGCAGTAATTGTAAATTCTTTTTTCTCTACAAATGATCCATTTTCATTTATGATAATTGGTAATAAATTTTCATCAGTAGGTATTTCAACAAACGTAATTCCATCAATACCTTTAATATTAATTTCAGTAATTTCTTTTATTTTTTCTTCAATAAAAAGTATATCATCATCAGCCTTATGTGTTTCAAAGTTAATTCTAATTCTAAATATAAGTTTAGAAGCATTATCATCCATAAACATAAGAGAAACATTAGGATAATTTTCTTTTAATACAATTTGTATATCTTCCATTGTTATTTTATGTTCAATAAATTTTTTTCTATTAAATTCTAATCTAATTAACCAAGGATTTGTATTAGGTGTTTCAGTATCTTTAGTCATTTCATTAAATAATTTATAAATCTCCATAATTTCACGGTCTTCTGGTAAAACATTATCATAATTATTAGTTGGTTCAAGATAAATAGAACTAGATTCTAATACATCACCAATAGTAATCATATTAATATTATTCTTTATTTTTTCAGCATTTTCAAATACAAAGCGATTAGTTTCAGTTAAATATATTTCATACGAATTATGTTTTAATGTTTTAGTATTACTTAAAATTTCTTCTAAACGTGGCACACCTTGTGTGACAGAAGATTTAGAACCAATACCAGCGTGGTGAAATGTATTTAAAGTCATTTGTGTAGATTGCTCTCCAATACTTTGAGCGGCAATTGGACCAATCATTTCACCGCCTTCAATTAAAGCATTTGTATAAATAGATTTAATAGATGTAATAATATGTTTAAAGGCTATTTTATTAATTTTATGGTCACGAATAAGTTTTTTAGGTGATAAATTATCCCAAATTAATAATTCACTTATTAAATTAGTTTGTCCGTTAAGTTGGCAAAATTTAACAATATCTTTTAATTCGTTAATAATTTCAATAGGGTGTAAATCACTTTTATTAGATGTTTCATTAAGTTTAAATAATTGAATTGTATTTAATAATAATCTTTCAAAATTAATAGGATATTGTAATTTTTCATCAAGTTTATTAAATTTAGTAAATATAGTATGATACTCAGTAATAATGTTTTCAATATGTTTATTATAATGAGAAATAGTTTGTTTCCAATGTTCTAATTTTTTCATCTTTGTAAGTTCCGATTTCAATACAAAAGCAAATTTATCATTTACATCAATATAATAATCATTATTTAAAGTTTCTATTGAAATTTTAGTAAACTTCGTTTTTTGTTTTTCTAAACTAATACTATTAAAACCATCATAACCATAACAGAATTGAACAATTTCGTTATTACTTGTTCTTACTGTATAATCGTGAGCAACTTTTAAATCTTCCATAGATTTAATTAATTTTCTTTGTAAATAACCAGAGTTAGCAGTTTTAACAGCAGTATCAATAACACCTTCTCTACCCGCCATAGCGTGGAAAAAATATTCTTGTGGATTTAATCCATTCATAAAATTACTACTAATAAAACCACGACTTTCAATACCATTTTCAAAACGTGGGTAATGAGGTAAAGTGCGATTACTAAAACCAAGAGGGACACGTTTTTGGTCTATGGCTTGTTGTCCTAAAAGACACATCATTTGTTGTATGTTAGATGCTTTTCCTTTTGAACCACTAGTAACAATATAATTAATACGGTTAGATAAAGGCATTTTTTCAACAATTTGTTTTTCAATCGTATCTACTGTATTTTTGTTAATAGTTGCTATTTTACTATCATAGAATAGGTCTAAATTATTAGAAATATCACTAAGAATATTTAAATGAGTTTTTTTTGTTAATTCAACAGCCTGTTTTTTAGCATCAATAATATAATCTTCATTGCGTTTTTTAATATCTTTATGAACGATTAAATCACTAATACCAACACTAAAACCACTTCTAATTAAATAACGTGAAATTAGTTTTTGTAAATCATTTAAATAACGAGTTGCTTCTTTTGCTCCATAATCATTAACAATATGATGTAATATGGCAGATGACGCACCTTTTTCAATTTGACCTTCTTTTAAAATACCATTATCAATAATAATATTTTTTAATTTTTTTTCAGATAAATTTTTATTATAAGTAATAGGTGGTAAAATTATAGAATACAATTGTTTACCTGTCCATTTAACAATAGAACCATTAATATAGTCAGGGTCAGGTAAATGACCATTGAATTTTTCAATACTAACTAATAAATTCATAATTTCTTGATGAGAAAAATAGACATCATCATCTGTAAGTTTAAAAAGACCTAATAAATTATCTTGTGCTGGAGCAATAATAGGCTCACTTGAACTAGGACTAATAATATTTTTAGAAACTGCCGCTAAATATTCTAATTCAACAGCAGTTTGAATACTTTGTGGAACGTGCATATTCATTTCATCACCATCAAAATCAGCATTATAAGGCTTACAAACATCAACATTTAATCTAAATGTATTCCCTTCCATTACTCTAACGCGATGACCCATCATACTCATTTTGTGTAATGAAGGTTGGCGATTAAATAATACCCAATCACCATTAATTAAATGACGATTAACAGTATCACCATAATGTAATTCATATATATTTTTATCCATAATATTATATTGAGTTCCATCTTTAATTCTTTTAATACTTTTTGCTCCAGGATAAACTTTATGTCCATTTTTAACATATTGATAAAGTCGTGTAATATTATTTTTATTTACAACTTCTGGAAAAGTTAAATTCATAGCAATTTTCTTTGGAACTCCTAATTCTTCAATGGCTAAATTAGCATCTGCTGAAATAACACTACGAGCACTAAAATCAACACGTTTACCCATTAAATTATTTCTAATACGACCTTCTTTACTAGAAAGACGTTGTTTTAATGTTTTCATTGGGCGACCACCACGCGTTGTGGATGGAGCAATACCTTTAATTTCATTATTAAATAAAGTAATGACATTGTATTGAACCATACTATTTAAAAGATCAATATCATCCTGTGAAATTGTTGTATTTTTAAGTTTTTCTTTTAACATTCTAGTCCATTTAATAATTTCATAATATTTATTAGTTAAATCATCTTCACTACGTTGACTATTATATTGTCTCACACTAGGTCGCACACAGGGTGGAACTACAGGTAAAATGGTCATAATAAGCCAACTAGGCATACACCATTTAGGACTAAAACCCATAACTAAAGCATCGTCTTCGGAAATACGTTTAAAAATAGCAAGAATAATTTCAGCATTAAATTTTTGTATAATATTTACAGGCGTATCATCATTATCATCTTTCCATTCAGCAGTAATTTTAAACGTTGTTCTTAAATTTTTAGTATCATATTTAGAAGGTTGGATTGCTCCACAACCTCCATTATCATAAAGAGTTTCATTTTTTTTTTCTATTGCTCCACAAATGCGATGCGATTTTTGAAGAAGTTTAAATATTTTTTCAAATCGTTCTTTATTATTATTTTTAGTGCTATTTATTATTTCTTTAATTTTTTTATCATTTTTATTTACTAAAAGACGACTACATTTAATACATATACATTTTAAAATTTTAATAATATCACTTTCAAATTGTAAATTAAAAATAGGCTTAGGTAATTCTATATGACCAAAATGCCCAGGACATTTTATATAAGTTTGTTCGCAGGATTTACAATAAACATTAGGTTCAATAGATCCCATACGTAAGTCAAATAAACCATTAATTTTAGGAACTCCATTACTATCATATAATGTATCACAAGTTATATGAACAACTGATTTCGCACGTATAACTTCAGGACTATAGATACCAAATTGTATTCCATTTACAAATCCTATATCTATATTATTCTCATTTGTATCAATTAAATTAGACATTTTTTTACTTTATTATTTTTCTTCTAACTATAATTAATATTTTTAATAATATTTTAATAATATTATTATTTAACAAGATTAATAAATTCAATTTTTATATTTAGAAAATATATTATAATATATACTTTATTTTTATATTTAATATTTAATATTTAATATTTAATATTTAATATTTAATATTTAATATTTAATATTTAATATTTAATAACAATACTTTAATATTATTTATTTATAAGTATAAAATTAAATAATATTAAATAGTATTACATAAATTAACTATAAAAATGAAATCTGAAAAAGAAACTATAAATAATTCAAATAACACTATAAATAATTCAAATAAAACTATAAAATCTAATGTCTCTAGAGATAAAGAATATATAAAACCATATAATACTAGAGAAAGTAATAAATATGTTAAGTTTAATAAATATAATAGCGTTGATGATTTAATAGAAACTGATAGTGATGATACTGATTATAATGAATATGAAGATAAAGAAAATGATGAAGATGAAAAAAATGATGAAAATAATGATGAAAATAATGAATGTGATGAATATGAAGATACTTATAAAGATATAAAAAAATATATTGATAATCATATTAAAATAAAAAATAATAAAAATAAAATAGATGAAAAAACACAAACATTAATAAAAACGCAAACTTATACATTTTATGAAAATTTAATACATTATCAACCTAAATTAGATTTAGCAACTATTAAATATCATATTGATTTTTTTTTAGATTATGATATAGAACAACAAACTCAATTAGTCATATCATTTACAGAACTATTAGATTTAAAAATAATTAAAACACCTTATTTATTTAAAATAATGAATTCAACATTAGATTTATATTATAAAAAAATAGCATTAAATAAATTACAATTATTAGAAAAAATGACACCTGATAATAATGAATACTTTAAATTAAGTCAATGGATAGATACATTATTAGATATACCATTTAATATTTATAAAACTCCTCATTATTTAGATAATAAAAAAATACAAAATTCAGCAACTTATTTGAAAGAATCAAAAGAGTATATGGATACTATTATTTATGGACAACAAAAAACAAAAGAACATATTATTGAAATACTTGCTAAAATGATAAGTAATCCAAAAACATTAGGGTCTGTATTTGCTATACACGGTGAAGCGGGAACAGGTAAAACAACATTAATTAAAGATGGATTATCTACTATTTTTGGATTGCCATTTATTTTTATATCACTTGGAGGAGCACAAGATAGAACTTTTTTAGCAGGGAGTAATTATGTTTATGAAGGTAGTGCGTGTGGTAAAATAATTCAATCATTAAAACAATCACAATGTATGAACCCTATATTTTATTTTGATGAATTGGATAAAGTTAGTAACACAGATAAAGGTCAAGAAATTATTAATTTATTAGTTCATTTAACAGATTATAGTCAAAATAGTCATTTTAATGATGATTATATGGATGGTATTGCTTTAGATTTATCTAGAGCAACATTTATTTTTTCTTTTAATGATAAAGAAAAAATATCTCCTATATTACTTGATAGAATGGAAATGATTAAATTTAATTCTTATACAAAGATTGAAAAAAAATATATAGCACAACATTTTTTATTACCTACTGTAATTAAAAATGTGTTTGGAGAAGGAACAGATAAAAAAATAGAATTATTAGATGAACAATTAGATAAAATTATAGTAAAACCTAAATCATTTAATAGTATATATAATATACCAGTTTATAATAATCAAAAGCAAAATAATCAAAAGCAAAATAATCAAAAGCAAAATAATAAAACTAATAAAACTAATAAAACTAATAAAAAGAATCCACAACATAAAATTATTAATAAACTTATTGAGAAAAATAAAAAGAAAATAAATATAAATTATAATAATAATTATGGAGGTGTAAGATATATTAAAAAAAGAATAGAAAAAATACTAGCAAAAATGAATGTAGATATTATAATGGGAACATTAAAACTAAAAAATAATAATATAATCACAATAGATAATAAATATATAGATAATAAATATATAGATAATAATGTATAAATTATTTATAAATTTATAAAAAATTGATTTATAAAAATAATAAATAAGCATTTATACTAAATAAGCATTTATAATAAATAAGCATTTATACTATTAAAATGGAAAAACTAAATAAATGTAATCATATTGAATGTAATAAAAAATTAAAATTAACTGATTTATCTTGTAGATGTGAAAAAAGATTTTGTAGTAAACACAGATTGCCAGAAAGTCATCAGTGTATATATGATTTCAAAACAAATGGAAGACAACAGTTAAAAGATAATAATCCAATATGTGTTCATCAAAAAATAATTAAAATTTAATAAAAAAAATAAATTTGTAATTTATACAGTTATAATTTATAATTCATAAATATAATCTATAAATCTAATATTTTTTTAATGATACTTGATAATGATATATTTGAAATATTTCCTTCTACATATTCTTTTATATTACTGTTATTTGGAAAATAAAGAGATAAATAATCACATAATTGTATGAGTCTATCTATAATAATTTCTTCAGTATCAAAAGGAGATGTATATGTTAATCCACTTATATAGTTGTCTAGTTTATATATTTTTTTATTAGTTTCATATAGTTCTTTATCACTATTAAAAATTGTTTCATCTTTAATTAAATTATATAAAATATGATATATTCTAGATAGTATTGTTAAATTAGTTTCATTCTCTTTTGTATTTATAGTATTAATTAATCTAGTATGATTTTTCAAAGTTTGTTTAATTGTAAGTAATTTTTCTTCTTTTAATTTTAATAATTGTTTATCAATAATCATATTTATTTTGCTTTCTTCATCTAGTATATTTAATTCTTCTCTTTTTTCTTTATTGTAATTATCTATAGATTGTTCTGGATATATACCATTCACCATTCTAGTAAAAAAGTTAGATAGAGAACTTATAATTAAATTTAGTGTATTCATTTTTTTTATTATTGTAGTATAATAATTCTATAATAATTCTATAATAATAATAATAATATAAAAATCAATTTTTAAATTTATTAAACTGTAAACTATAAAAACTATAAAATAAATTATTAAAAATAAAAAAATTAAATTTTCAATTTAATTATATAAAAGGGTATGCTCTAGAACCTTTTTTAATATTACCACCTCTACCTTGAATCATTTTTAATTGTTCAGGACTATAGCAAACGCAACCCATATCACTAGAAACATTAGAATGTCCGCAACAATCAGGAGATACATTATTATAGGCAAATGTAAATAAGTGTTTAGCACTATCTTTTTGACCATCAACTGTAGGAAACATTTTATGACCTAAAGGTTGAGTTAATTTAATACCATCACCAACAGGATTAAAAATAGTTACAGGATTAATAAGAGGTTTAGTAATCAAATTAGATTCAAGTTTAACACCATCATATGAACCAGTAGAACTAATTTGTTGATTAATGCCTTTATAATTTAATCCATCACAAGTTTTATTGTTATTTCTTAAAACATAATTGATAGGAGCATAACCTTTGCTATTGGTAAAAGCATCATTATTTAATTGAATGTAACAGATAGCAATAATAAATATTAACATACAAAGAACAACATTTAAACGACTAGAAGCAGTATTTAATGAACCAGCATAAATACAACCGAGAATAATAAGTATAATAAGAGGTAAGAATAATTCCATTTTTAAAAACGAATTAATTATTTTTTATATAATTATTATTTAATAATATTTTAATTAATAAATAATTAATAATATTTTAATTAATAAATAATTAATACTATTTTTATTAATTAAATAAATAATACTATTTTATTAATTTAAAAAAAATATGAGTTTATTATACATATAATTAAATAGTTAAATATATTATAAATAATAAATTAATTATTTAATTACTTTTATTAATTATTTTATTATTTATTAATTATTTTATTATTTAATTGGTAATAATTAAAATGGATGATACTTTGAAACAAAACTGTAATAATTTAAATGAAATATATACATTTTGGTATCATAACCCTGATAATGTAGATTGGAGTTTAGAAAGTTATATAGAGTTATTAGAATTTTCTACCATTGAAGAATTTTGGGTATTAGATAAATTTATTAGAAAAGATATGATTGAGAATGGTATGTTTTTCATAATGAAAAAATCTGTTAAACCTATATGGGAATGTTCAACTAATATTAAAGGTGGTTGTATTAGTTGGAAAGTAGATAGAAAAAACTCATATAAATCATGGATTGATTGTGTTGGTCATTTTATAATGAAAGAATTTGGAAATTTAAATCATTTAATAAATGGTGTTAGTATTAGTCCTAAAAAAAATTCAAGTATTATTAAACTATGGTTTAAAGAAGAAATCAATATTGATGAATTAGATATACCAAAAACATATTGTTTAGCAAACGATAAAATTATTTATAAATCTCACGTGCAGAATATTGATAAAGATAAAACAAAAAAACAAAATTCAAATTATCATTCACAAAATACATTTTTTAATAAAAGTAATAGTAATAGTAATAATAGCAATAATAACAATAATAGTTCTAATATTAATAGTATAACAAATTAATACGATTTATTAAAAAAAAATATTTTTATTTTTATATATTTTTATATATTTTTTTATATATTTTATTTTTATATATTTTAATTATCATATTTAATATCTTTTAATAAATTAATAATACTTTAAACTTAGCAAACACTAAACTAAAAATAAAAAAAAAATAATAAAACTGAAAATGAATGGTATTAATGTTTTACTTAGTATTGTATTCCTTCTAATAATCTCATTTATAGGATTAATAAGAGCAGAAACATTATTTGGAGTATTCTTAAATTTCATATTACTTACATTTGTATCTTATATGACACTTTATTTATTTAGAGCAGATTAATAAAAAACTATTTAAAATAAATAAAAATATAAGTAAAATATAAGTAAAATATAAGTAAAATATAAGTAAAATATAAGTAAAATATAAATAAAATATAAATAAAATATAAATAAAATATAAATAAAATATAAATAAAATATAAATAAAATATAAATAAAATATAACTTAAATTAAAAAATATAATAAACTATAATAAAAAAATATAATAAACTATAATCAAAATTAAAAATGAATAAATTAACAATTATATTAAATTGTATAATACATATAATATTAGTATTAATATTTGAAGGTATTTTTTTATTTGGAGTTTTATATCCTCTTTTAAATAAATTATCAAATAGATATTTAGCAATTATTAATAATTATATATATTCAATATTATATCCCGATGATTATTATAATTTAAATTATTATATAAATGAAAAACATCATTTTCATTGTTATACAAATGAGAATAAATGCTGTAAAATACATAAATGTAATAATAACTTTATGATTAAACCAGTATATCAAAGTTTATTTATGAAAAAAAATAATGTTGATAATTTGAAAACATTTAACAATGATACTAAAAATATGTTGTTTAATAATGGATATACCAAAGAACAAGATTATTTATCTAAACAAAAAAATAAACCATATATGGTTTATTTTATAATTCAAGGATGTTTAGTTATACTTGCTATAATATTAATAGTTATATCTTTCTATATGAACATAAATATTAATTATAAATTTATAATAATTAATTCTATTATAATATTTTTTGTTATATGTATGTATGCTGCGGCAATTTTATGGCTTGATGTATTTTCTCAAGATTATGTTCTTAATATAGAAAAAGGAATATATCAAAGTTTTAATGATGTATTTAATGAAACTGCTTAATATAAAATATAATTAAACTATAATTAAACTATAAATAAAATATAATTAAACTATAAATAAAATATAATTAAATTATAAATAAACTATAATTAAACTATAAATAAAATATAATTAAATTATAAATAAACTATAAAAATATAAAATATGAATAAAAGTGCCTTTATTTTTAATATTTTACTAGATGTATTTATAGTATTTACTATATTTTCAATTTATTTTTATATACTTATAAAATTCTTTTTGCATCACTTTGAAGAATATACAATTGTATATTTTTTTAAACATAATTTAAAATATTATGATTATATTATATCTTCTTATAAAAATTCTATGTATTATAAATTGAACCCTAAATTTATACCAAATGCTATAAATAAAAAAATTAAGCAAATTAATGAGAAACCAATAACTACTGATTATAAACTTACAGATATAATTGTATCGACAACAATTATAAGTTTTGCTTTATTACTATGTATTTATTTTGTATTTGATAGAAAAAATATAATGGAACATATAAACTTAAATAATATATTATTTACAATAATTATAAATTTAGTATTAATAATTAGTTTTGAATGTATGTTTATTTTTTTTGTGTATGGGAATACAAATTTAATAAATATAGGACATATTTTAGGATTACAAGTTAAAAACTAATATTTTATTTATAATATTATTCTATATAAACTAATAGTTTAGATAAATTAACATTTTTATTAATTTAAAAAAATAATACATAAGTAATTTAAAAATTAATTAATAATTTTATATTTAATTATATATAAAATTTACCAATAATATTTATTAATATTATTATTATTAATTAAATTCAATATTAAAAATTAAAAAATGAGTGAAGAAACTAAAACAACTACAGAAACTAATAGTGATTTAGTTTCAACAACATCTAATGATTTTTCAAAATATGTATTTCATCTATGGACTTCAAAAACTCCTCCTATTAAATACCTTACTGAACTGCTTAAAGATTTATTAACTGAAGGTAATTTAGAATGTAGCGAAGATGGTATTAAATTGCTTTCTATTGATTCTGGAAGAACTGTATTAATTCATTTGAAATTAGATAAGTCTAGTTTTGAAGATTATAAATGCGAACAACCCATTGTGTTAGGTGTTAATCTAGAACATTTTTTTAAAATTATAAAAAATATGGAAAATTCTGATACATTAAGATTATTTGTAGAAAAAGATAATGTCAATAGGTTAGGTATTGAACGTTATAATAAAGAAGAAAATATTAAAAATACTATTTTTCAAAGTTTAATTGATATTCCAGTTCAAAGGCGTGATATTCCATCGCCTAGTTTTAAAAGTGTTATTGTTATGTCAAGTTCTCGTTTTCAAAAAATATGCCGTGAAATTAGTCAATTTAGTGAAAAAATAGAAATTACTTGTGCTGGAAATCAATTAATTTTTAAAGGTTGTAATGAATGTTCATCTCAAGAAATTAAAATTAAACCAAGTTCAAATGGAATGTTATTTGAACAAAATAATCCAGATGAAATTGTCCAAGGTGTATTTAAATTAAAACATTTAGTTCAATTTAGTAAATGTTCTAATCTTTCATCTAACATTCGTATTCTTATTCGTAATGATTACCCTATTGTATTACATTGTGATATTGCTGGTCTTGGATTTGTAAGATTATGTTTAGCACCTAATGCCGAAGAAGATTAATTAAGTTTTGCCAAAAGCAGGATTTAGAAAATCCCTCACGCAAATATAGTGCAAATTATTTTTTAATTTTTGTTATATATTTTAGTTAAGTTTTTTCTAAATTAGTTTTAGTTAAGTTTTTTTTAAAAACTTAGTTTTAGTTAAGTTTTTTCTAAAAACTTAGTTTTAGTTAAGTTTTTTCTAAAAACTTAGTTATAAGTTAATACTTATAAAATAAAATACTAATCCAAATAAGACAGATTGTATAAAGTTTTTTTCAATAAAAGGATATTTATCAAAACATTGTAGTAATTTATGAAGTAAGTTAGAATTCATTATATAAAATAACATTGAGAATAATAATGCTTTTAAAGCAACATCTTTTACAATGAAATCAAAAGAAGGAGTAATATCATTTTGATAATTTAAATTAGGGTTTGTATCAATCGTATTTGACATTATTTATAAGTATAGAGTTAGAATAAAATTATTGAGTTAGAATAATATATTAATATTAGTTTTAATAGTATTAATAATTAATTAGATAATATATAAATAAAAATATTAAAATTATATTATAAAAATAAAAATTATAGTATTATAAATTACAAATTATAGTATTATAAATTACAAATTATAGTATTAAAACTAAACACACTATTTATGTGTAATTTATTTCATACTTTCAATAACTTTATTTTTTAATTCTTGTAAATCAAAAAAATAGTTTAAATGTTTATTAGGGTCTAATTTAGTAACTAAATTTAAACTACCAATTGGTTTTTCTTTACCAAAATTTTTTGAAATTACAAATGTATTA